ATTTATAGTAGGAGCAGTTAATGTTCCTGTAAAAGTAGGGCTTTCTAGTAAAGCAATCGTACCTGTAGCATCAGGGAATGTGATTGTTCTGTCTGCAGTTGGATTAGTAAACGTTACTGTAGTTTCGTTATCATCTGCACTAGAACCCTCTACAGTAAAACCTGAGTCGTTGAGGTGCAGTCCAGTTACAACAGGGCTAGTGATTGTTTTGTTTGTAAGTGTTTTTGTGGTAGATGCAAAGTAAGTATCCAGTAAGTCTACATCAAAGTAACCGATAGATGAACCAGATGTATCATAGATTGCAATACCATCATCTGAAGCAATAGCTGTGCTTGTGTCAATGGTAATAGCAGATACATCTGCAATAGCATTAAGCTCTGATCCTGTAGCTGTAAGACCTGTAACATTGTTAGCTTGACCTGCAACAGTGTCTACATAAGCTTTTACAGATTGCTGTGTAGGGATAAGTGTAGCACTGTCAGATGTCATATTATCTTCGTCTACAAATGCTGTTACAGTAATCGTACCGTCAGACAAGCTGCCGTAAGTTACTGTGCCACTTGCTGTTACAGTTGTACCACTAACATTACCAGTTACGTCACCAGTTAAGTTTCCTGTAACGTCACCCGTCACATCTCCTGTTACGTTTCCAGTAACATTGCCAGTAACGTTTCCAGTTAAATTACCTGTAACATTACCCGTGACGTTTCCTGTCAGATTTCCTGTGACATCACCAGTAACATCTCCTGTTACATCACCTGTCAAATCACCAGTAACATTTCCAGTTACATTACCTTCAATGTTAGCAACAAGAGTACCTGTAGTGATTGTAAGATCACCAGTAGATGCACCAGTAAAGGAGCCTGTACCTACAGTAAACTTATCTGCCGATTCATCAAAACCGATAAAGGCATTGTCTGCCGAACCACGTTCAATAACAATACCTGCATCATTGGCAGGTGTACCTGTAGTACCGTTACCTAATTCCATAAGCAAATCAGCAACTACAGTGTTAGTAGATGATACTGTTGTTGTTGTACCATTTACTGTAAGATCACCACCGACTGTGACATTTCCTGAAGTAGTAACAGTGGCAAAGCTAGATGTACCTGTTGAAGTAACATTACCAGTTAAGTCACCTGTAACATCTCCAGTTACATCGCCTGTCACATTACCAGTAACGTTACCCGTTAGATCACCTGTTACGTCACCTGTAAGGTCACCAGTAACATTACCTGTGACTGTTGTAATTGTAGCAGCATCTGCATAGAAGTCAGACCAACGGATAGATGTAGTACCCAAACTGTACAAGCTATCTGCTTCAGGATTTAGTGCTTTAGCTGTAGACGTAGCAGCTACTAGGTTACCTGTGACATCCCCTGTCAAGTCTCCTGTGACATCTCCCGTGACATCCCCAGTCACGTTACCCGTCAAGTTTCCAGTTACGTTACCTGTAACCGAACCTGTAACATCACCAGTAAGATCGCCAGTGACATCGCCCGTTACGTCACCTGTAACATTACCTGTTAGGTTACCTGTAACGTTGCCAGTGACAGGTCCGACAAGAGAAGTACCAGTAATTGTTGTGCCTGTAATTGCAGCAGCAGTTGTCCCACCTATAGTTGCACCATCAATAGTACCACCATCAATGTCTGCAGTGTCAGCTACAAGGCTATCAATGTTAGCCGTACCATCTATGTATAGATTACGCCACTCAGAACCTACAGCACCAAGATCATGAGTATCATCAGCAGAAGGAATAAGAGCAGAGGCAATATCCGCAGTAATTGTAACCGTATCAGTATCTGCATCACCAAGTGTGGTATTACCATTAACAGTAAGGTTACCAGTAATTGTTGCATTCTCATGAACCTGAACTGTGTCGATATAGCCAATACCATCAACATACAAATCTTTAAACTCTAGTGAAGATGTACCAAGGTCAATGTCGTTATCTGTTACAGGAACAATAGCACCGTCTTGAATACGGACTTGCTCTACTGCAGCATCAGATACTTCACTAAAGAAACCAACTCGGTTATTTGTTGTATCAATCACAACTTTGTTCAATGCGTCAGTATCAGCAATCAGTGGTACGTAAGCACCCTCTGTAGAACTGCCATCATGTTTGTGACCACCTGATAGAGCAAATGCATCTCGAATCGCATTAAACTCTGCGTTTACTGGTGCAGCCTTAATAACCGCATTTGCGATAATGTCAGCTACTGACTGTCTGCTATAACCTGCCATTTACAATCTATCTCCTACTCCAAATGTAATCACTAGACCTTGAATACTGTGTGATGCACTGGAATCATTAGTTACGAATTTTAAAGAGGCTGACTTACCTGATCCAGATATGTTAGTACGTTGAACTGGTGAAGGGTTACCATCAAATATTGCGGTGCTATCGTATAGTGCTTCATTATAGTAAGCTGCTGCACCTTCTGTTGTTAGTGTAAAGTTTGTTGGGTTTAGTGTTTCTACATCTTCGTAATCATACACTGCCGACATAACAATTTCGTTATCACCCTCAGAACGTAGGTATGTGGCTACAGTATAGAATACCTTACGTTGCTCGGGGTCTTGCATGTGAAAGAACGGAGTTTGAAAAATACTAAAGATGTTTTCACCATCAAAGTCATTACCACGTTCTTGCCTATGTACTTTACCGTTGTTATCCCCATGAATAATAAATTCGTTTTGTCCTATGTACCCACTGTCAGCACAAGTAGCTGTGATACCTAGCATCTGACTATACTCAAACTGCAAACCGTTGGGTGTTTGTCTAAACCCACCGATAATACCTTGCGAGTCTGCTGCACCAAAGAAATATCTAAACTGCGTCTTTTGTCTAATTACAACAGCGTTAAGTGTATCTAGGTCAATGTCAAAGATAACATCTGTAAAGATAGACTGAATGTCTTTAGATACAGTTTCAAGATTAACGTCACCAATTTTATCTGTACCTGAGACTGGACGTAGACCATCTTGCGATAAGAATAGAAGATCACCACCGATCTCAATCACACTGTCTGTAGCCAAACAACCAAGGTCATCTGTAACTGTTTCTAAAACAAAGTTAGCTATGTTATTGCCAACAAGCTTTCTTATATTATTACTTCCAAAAATGTATAGAGCATCACGGAAAGGTTTGATTGCTACGATAGGGAAGCCCACGTTAATAACGCCTGACCCATCAGCAGCAGCAAAGCTAGTCTCATCGTATGGCGCACTAAAGTAAAGATTCGTCTTCTCATTAGGATCACCTGCTAAGAACATATGGTTTTGAAATACAGCAGAGTATTTAGGATCGTCAGGAGCATCTGCGTGAGTAATCTGTGTGTATGTAGTACCATCATATGTGGCTGCAGGGTTTACACCATCAGTCAGAATAACTTTAGAGCTACCCCAGTTATATTTAGTAAACCTTACCTTGGTTACACCTGTCATTGTAGGTGAGCCAGAAGTAGTTACTGCAACCCAAGCTTCTGAAGAATCATCCCAATAATGCAAGTAGTTATTACCACTCGCAGGTTTTCTACAGGCTAGGATACCATCATTAATACCGTTAGCTACACAAACACCTAGTACACTTGTATTGGCTTGACCTGTAACTGTGCCATAATCATTACTAAAACCACTGATCTTACGATAACCACCAGTAACAGCAGGTTCATAATTAATCAAAGAAATAGCAGAACCAGGTTGTGTCTCACCCTGTGACAGCACATCACGACTAGTGTTTAGACCGCCTTGGCAAAATACTTTAAAGGAAGCTAAGTTATCAGCCATTAGATCACACTGTTAAAAGTACTAGATGCAGGACGTTGTATTACAGTTGAACGAACATATAAGTTATCGTCCATTAGAATACGCCGCATTGATTTTATACCTTCTTCAAAATTTCTTTGGTGCATAGCTGCACTCTGTTCATTACTACGGAAACGCATAATAAACATAATAGCACCATCAATAACTACATGTTTAAAACGATCAGGTATTACCATAGTATCTGTATATAAAACTAAGTCATCAGGAAATGAAAAGTATACATACTCAACTTCATAAGCTGCATTTGTTATGGGAGTGATGCCAAACTTCTCTTCTAATGTTTGATAGACATAAATAGGTTTACCAATTCCATTTACTTGATCACCTTCATCATCTTGTGTACGATAATTCTGTAAGTAATCATTATACGTTAATGTATTTAAATGTCTAGGGGTATTATCTAATCCAGTAGTCTTTTTTAAGAAAAATGAATCCCAGTCTACTGTACCCATGTCTGCAGGAAAATCGTATGTGCGTTGTCCTGCGACTAATGTTTCTGTTTGTGTTGTCTTTAAAAATGGAAACTCTTGTCCATCTTGTAGTATAAGACGAATACTATTATTAACGGCATCTTTTGCAAGACCTTGAACATTACGTACAGTATCAAAGCCATCACCAGCGGTATCTAGTGTAACTTCATTTAAACGTCTTAGTGTGTCGTTTACTAATGTAATATACGTAGTTGCCATTTAAATAACCTTTAGGTAAGTCTAAAGGGGCCAGTTGCCCAGCCCCTTAGAATGTTTTAATTATGCAAGTGTATCACGAACTACTTCTGCAGCATGCATATTGCCAACTGCTGTTACGTCCATCATCACTGCCCAAACACGTAGTTTACCTGCAGTAAGAGCATCTTCTGTTGCAAACTTCAGATCAAGTGTATCATCTGCTGTTGCTACAAAAACTTGTGCCGCTTCTGCTGCTGGAGTTGCACCGTAAGTACCTGCTGCACCTGTAATATCAAGTCCATCAACATACTTATCTGCTACTGTAGCAATACCTAGATCAACAGTTGCTGCTGTTGCAGTACCTGCTGTTAGGATTTCAATACCTGCCGAAAGAACAACTGTTCCTTTTGGAATGTTGATCATTGTTTCGGTATCGTTTGCTGCGTAGTCAGCACCATTTGTAGAAATTTGAGCCGCAATATCCAACTCACGTTCTACTACGTACACTCCACGACCACGTTGTGAATTGCCTTGTGCAGGAAGGTCTGCTGCTGTATAAGCTACCATTGTTCAGTCTCCTTACGCCAAGTTATATGCTGCAGTAACGATTGCTTCAGGACGAAGAATCTTGCGACCGTATAGGTGCATACCACGAACAATATCTGCAAATGAGTCAGGGTCACGATATGTTTCAGTTTTGTTGATCTGCTCTGCAGTTGCAACGGCTGAATCATGACCTGCTACAATAACACCAAAGTTAGTTGCGTTTGAGCCACCAACAGTTGATGCACCAGTACCTAGTGAAGGTAGGTTGTTTGAAGTGTAAACACGGAAACCGTGTAGGTTAGTTACTGACAACCCGTTTTGTAGTCCTGAGCCACCGAAGTCGGCGTTCAATAGACGTGAGTCTTCATCTTTCAAGACTTCCATGAATACTGGGTCCACAACGATCCAACGACCTTGTGTATCAACATTCTGTTGGTCCATCAAACGAGACATACGTGCAAGAATTTGCAACGGGAATGCGTTACCTGCTGTTGCAGATTTCGCAGCAGTAGCACCACCTGCACGAGGCTCAATACCAATTGATTGGTTAGCTGTACCTGCAGTTCCTGATGTGTTTGTGAAGTCAGATGCGTCTAGTGACATAGATGTCAATAGTTCTGCACCAACTAGGTTAGCACCATCAGAAGCTGTAGCTACGGCTTTTGAACCGTTTACAGATGTGTTAACTGTGCTTGCATTTGCATGAAGCTCAGCTTGTGCAAAACCAGATAGGTATCCAAGAACTTCTTGGTCCATTTGGTCTGCCAAACGATACGCCGCACGATCAGATGCCAAGCTTTGGAAATTGACGTGACTATGAGCTTCCTCAATGTCGTCCACTTTGAACGCAAAGTAGTTAGCTTTGTCAATGGTCAATGAGAAATCCTCATCATCCAAATCTTGTGGTGTGATCTGTGTACCACGGTCATATTGTTTCACGGTGATCTCAGGTTCTTTAATGATTTTAACTGAATCACCCATGTTTGCAATCTCTCCGAAATAATCAGAGTTTGTGATCGCCTCAACAACAGATGCCTTGCGGAATGCAAGTTGCACCTGTTTGGAATAGATTACTGGACTAAAATTACCATTGGGTAAATTGCCGTAACCTGATGCTGTTGAAAATGCCATAACATTTCTCCTTAAAAGCATAAACAGATGCTAAACACACAGAGTACTATATAGGAGGCTAGACATCGTAGGGTGCGTAGTTTATAACACTTGGCCTTTGTGTTACAGCTACGGGCCATGAATTACTAGGTAAGTCCGTAAGGTCTGTTGTTTGCTGGGGAATATAGGCTACACAGGTATTCCATTACTGGGGCTGCATAACCTATTATACATATAGTTATATCACAAATAACTATAATGTCAATACTTTTTACCTAGCTGAACCAGATAAATCGTAAATAAAGTTTCCAGTGCGAATAGCTTCCATAATGTTATCAGCATTACGTTCGTATTCTTGTGGAGACATTTTTTGTACCTCAGATTCCTTAATAACATTTCCCATAGCATCGGATTGAGGCTTGCTACGTTCATTCCGTGTACCCACAGAACGTGCAGCATCTTTTGATGAAGCAGACTTTTTAGTTGTAATATTACGGTCTGCTTTATACAAATCAATTGCTCGTGCAGCAGAACGTGCATCTGCATCATTTTCATAAAGAGCATCTTGAACCCACTTAGGTTGTTCTTCTGCCCATTCATGAAAGTCATCACTGTCACGAATAGTACCAAAATCTGGATGCAGCTTTAAAAGTTCTACTTCTGCTTTCTCACGTGCTGCATTGGCTTTCATCTCGTCGATTTCTTTTACACGATCTTCAAGACCTTGTGATTGTTCTTTTGCTTTTTTGATTGCAATAGTTTCAACGATAGCAGCTACATCTGGATACTTGGTTGCCCAAGCTTCAATGTCTTCATCAGACTTTGGTAATTTAATCTCACTCTTAGTTGCTTGATTTAGTTGTGTTTCAAGAGCTTTAATACGATCTTCGTATTCTTTTTCTTTTTGTTGTTGGTGCCTACGTAGATCACCGTAACGTTTCTTAAAACTTTTTTCTTCAGCATTAGCAGGTTCAGCTTCTTGTGGTTCTTGCTCCACTGCTTCACCTTTTTGTTCAGCTATAAGCTGTTCTAGTTCTTCTTCTTCTTTTTTTAATCGTTCTTCATTTGTGTATTTACGATTAGCAAAAGCTACTTTTTTTTGAGGCTGCATTTCTTCAGCCATAATTGTGTCTGACATTTTGTCTTCCTTACTGGGGCCACCGTAGCCTGTTGGTAGGGGGATGGGTAGGCCAGTCATATTAGTGTTTGTAGTTAGGTACACTAAACCTAGTCATCATCTCCACCGAATATACCAGAAAAGAAATTACTAACGGCATTACTAATTTTTTCACCAATAGAAGTTCCACTATTACTTGGTTTGTTACTATCTGATTCAGTATCTGTGTTATTATCTGCTGCTTCTTTGTCCTGTGCTCGTTGTACACTACCACCAAACTTTTTAGCTTGTTCTATATCCCACTCAGAAAGACCCATAGCCCGACCTTCTGCATCTGTCATATCTTGATCTATAAAGTCGTTTTGTTTTTGGCGTAGTCTATTGATTGCAGTATAATGATTTACAATACTAACATTCCCAGATTTAACGGCATTATCATACGCCGCTGCTTCACTTGCACCTAAGAAACCTTCTCTGCTAGATATATTAGGCAATGTATAGTCAGGCTCATATTCTTGACTAAATGATTCTTTAAGGTTAGAAAATGCTCCTGACAAACCACTTCCTAGTTTTTGCAAGAAGTTTTGTTTTTCACTTTCTTGATCAGGTAATGTTAATTCTCGTTTTTCTATTTCTTTTTCTAGTTGATTGCCGTGTAGACTTGCTGCGGCACGGCCTACCATTCCAACAAATGGATTTATTGCACTAAGAGCTGTTAATACCGCTTTACTTTGTTGGTTTTGTTTATATGCATCTAACAGTACATCATCTTTCATGTCTTTAATTGCAACACGGCTTTCTTGTTGTTTTTTAGAAACAAGATCAGCAATACGTTGACGACCTGCATTATTATCATCTCTGTTTGTAAGAGGCGTAACTTGTGTAGTTTGTACAGATGTAGATTCAAGATCATCTGATTGAGATTCATAATCTTCTAAAGGAATAAACCCTTCAGGAATATCTGTTACAGGATTGCCTTGGTAAAAACTAATTGTTCTGCGTTCACCTGTTTCAGGATTAATGTACTCTTTTGTTGTGTATACATCCTCTACAGTATCAAAAAATTTGTTTTCTGTCGATGCAGTACTTACACCTGAAGAAGTATTAGCAGCAGTTTGCGTTGTTGTTGTTTTAGGTGCTAGGCTACCATCATCAAATGGTGTTGTTTGATTTGTTACAAACTTAGGAACATATCCACCTGCAGGAGAAGGTGCAGGAGTAGGTGGAGCTACAGAACTAGGTGGTGGTGTATATGTTGAAGTAGTCTGTTGCCCTTGATAAATAGAAGGTTGATAACCCATAATGCCAGTTGCGGGTGGAACATACGTACCTGCTTGTGCGTGTACCATACCACCTTGTGCCATTTCACGGGGTTCGTCTTCTATAGGTTCTGCACCTACAATGATAAGATCAGCAGGACCAAATGGAACGTCATCATCTAGTGTAGCTTCTTCACTATTACCCATTTGACCCATAGCTTCCATTTTCTTTAGGCCAAACTTAGCTTCATCACGAAGCTGCATAATCTTTTCTAATCCATGATAGCGTACAACATCAGCAGGTAGAACAAACTCACCCTCACTTAGCATAGCAGGAATATCATCACGTACTTCTTTTTTAGTACTTCCAGTAGGAACATCATTTCCTGATTCTTCGTCTACCATGCCACCTTCATCTTTTAGACCACCGTCTTCAAAGAGTTCCATTTGTTCTTCCATAGGAGTACCACCTTTATTAAACTCAAGAGAATCACTACGGCTTTGTGCAGCCTCAATAGCTTCTTCTAATTCATCATGTGTGCTAGTAGGCTCTATCAAACCTTCATCTAGCAGTTTTATTAGTTGATCTTCAGAGTATTGTTTGCCGCCATGTATAGTAGGAATATTAATCCATTTACCTTTATATTCAAAAGTTGTAGATTTTTCAGATACCATTTCACCTTCAGGTGTTTCATAAACATCTCTACCTGCTTGTGTTTGTTTACCTGTTTTCTTTCCTACATCAGCCATTCTTTAATACTTCATCTCTTAATAGTTTTAATCTACGTAACTGATAGATAGCACCTTGTGCTCTATACACCGCAACAGGCTCACTAGTTTGTTCCATAGTACGGTGTTGTTGTGTTATAATAAAGTCTAAGTATTCTTCAAACTTAGACCATTGGGCTTGGTTGCTGACCAGCCCCTTGAGCTTGCTGAGGTGCTCCTTGTCCTGCATTACCACTAAATCCTTGTTCTTGTGGTGTTGGTGCCTGTCCTACACCTATATTTCCACCACCTGCTCCTGATGTATCCATTGGGTTTGCACCTGCTGGACCACCTTGTTGTTGTTGTTGCGCTTGCTGTTCTTGCTGGAACTGTTTCATTAGTTCAGCTTGAATAGCAGCTTCATTCATATTGTTGGTAACTTGTTCGGGGTCAAGATCAAGAGACTTTGCAATCTCACGAATAATGTATTGAAACTTAGCAAAAGGTGCAAGTGCAGGGTTAGATGATACTTGCAAGAATTGCATAAGTCTTTGGCTACGTACTTCATTAGCCATAAGAGACTCTGTACCACGTGCTTTAACTTCTAGGTCACCTTTAATTTCAGGATCAAAGTCAAACTGCATATTGAAGCGGAACAAACCCTCACCTAGTGGGCGAAGCAGATAATCATCTACGTTTTTAATAACATTTTTAATAGTACCACTCGCAGCACCCATTAGCATACTAATGCCACTAGCAGTACGACCTACACCCATAACACCTGTCTGTCCATGTGCAAAGGAAGGAAAGCCAGTAGATTCATCTGCAAGCACTCGTGCTTTATCAAATAGCTGTAAGTTTTCACCTGCAACATTCGGGAACTTAGTACCAAAGATAGCTTGCCCTGGGGCACCACCTTGTCTACGGAATACTTTGCCTGGGTATACTGATAAGTCTTGGCCTGGAACTAGATTAGTTTCATCTACCTCAATCAAAAGGTTACCAGATAATACAGCATTGTCAACCGCCATTCGCATAAAACCGTTCATCAATGTTTGGGTATCATCCATGTTTTCAGCAATACCTACACCAAAGAATGAATATGGGTTTAGTTCATAAGGCGATGCCATGTAAGGGATACGAGCAGGTTTGAATGGATTAAGTACCATACGCAATAGTTTATTGTTACAAATCCAAACGTTTGCCTGTAGTTCATCTACGTCTTGTAGCTCACGAGGAATGTCTACGCCTTGGTCAAGTAACATCTCTACGTCTACCATGCCCCAATACTCTAAGACTTCAAAACGTTCAATGCCATGTTCTGGTGCGTAATCTGCTAGATCATCTTCCCAATATTCTTTATCGTAGTTTTCTCCCATAGCAATTGCTTCATCAATAACTTGACTACGGAAGTATGGACGTTTCTTTAAACTACGCATTTGTGAACGAGATAGCTTGTGACGTTCAACTACATACTGCGCTTCATCCATATTGTTAGCATCTGGGTCTGGGTAAAAGTTCCATACAGATACATGGGATACTTGTGGAATAGTTTTAAACGTAGGCTCATACTCGCCTGTTTCATCATTCCAATTAGGGTATTCTTTATCTACAGCAAATGGACCTTTCATAACACCAGTGCCAAACAGTGCCATTTCAAATGCTGTGCTACGTAAATGTTTTGACGCAGATGATTCATCAAGTTGGTCTTGAATTTTCTTCTGCATCTTTTTAGCTGCAATCATAGCAGGGCTAAATGTGACAGATGTAGGTGTAGCACCCGCACCTTCTTTAACACCATCAATAGGTTCTAACTTTTCACGTAGTTCAGGGTTAAGTAACTCTTCTAACGTTTTAGATGTAGCTCCTGCAGGAATCTCTCTACCATCACCCTTAAAACCGTAAGGTGATACTGGATCAGTTCTTCGGTCTTCTTGTAGCTCTTTAGGAACTGCAGGATCAAACGTGACATTTTCGACTACTCCATCTGGTAATTCTGTTGGGTCAACTGTTAAAGGAAAATTATTTTTAGCAAACAATACATCTACAATCTGCCCATAAGCAGCTAGTGTTTTTGTTTTAGTAACTTTAATAAAGACACGAGACTTTTCAGCTTCAGTAAATTGTACTTCTGGCCCATATATACCACGATAGTTACGATAAGATCGCAGCCAACGTTCTTCATCTTGACGACGATAGTCTTCTGCACGATGATAGCGTTCCATAATAAATGGAATAATTTTAGATGTATCTGCATCTTCTTGTGTTGAGTCATCTGTATCCTCAAGAATTACAGCATCATCCTCAATAAATACTTCGTTATCTTCTGCCATTTATTTTTCCTTAATAACCAAACGTTGAGTCTGCTACTCTCATACCCATTGATCGTGTTGCATGTGGATCATAATCAAATATACTAAACCTTGGTCTTGACATTATACCATAACGTAAAGCATCATACAAGTGGTCTTCTGAGTGTGTGTCAATATCTTCTGGATTCTTTTTGTCCAGTGGTATAGCAGGTAACTGTGCTACCATATTAGTACAAGTATTAAAGAATACTAGTCTGGGGTTTTCTGTAAACTCGTCTACTTGTAAACGTCTATGTATTTCGTTCTTACCTGCTACACGTGAACCTTTAGAACGATCTGATGGCCTCCAACGGCATCCACGACTAATCATCTGTTCAGCAAGACTAGGGCCAGTATCACCACGCTTATGCCACAAAGAAGAGTCAAGAACTCCATACTTAATGTTTCCGTCTTCTGCCTCTAGGTCTAAGACCATATCGGCAAGGTCTGTTGCGAGTACTTTACTGACGTATAATTCTCTATATACGATAAGTTGCTCATCAGGCGCAACGGCAAACCACACAACAGCACTATGAGAACCATATCCATAATCGCAAGCCCTAAACTTTACCCAGTTGTTGGGTATCTTAAATGGTTCAATAACATGGACGTTACGATCAAACTCAGTGAAGGCTGCACCTTCTTTAATATCCCAATCACCTTCTAGTAGCTGCCTACGTTGTTGTTCAGGCAACGATAGTAGCATTGCCTCGTAGTCACCCTGCTCACTTAGGTAAGGATTGTCTGAAAGACGTGCAGGTATAAACCTACGTTTGAACAAAGGTTTTCCTGCCTTTGCATGTCCTGCAGGATATTTAAGTTCTTCACCTGTTTCAATATCAGTTGCATTAAAAGCTTTCCCTGCAGGAGATGGGTCAATAAACATTTTCTTAACCCAATGGTGACCTCTACCCCCTGGGTTTGTAGTTGCCCTCATAAAGATAGGCAAGTCGGGTGCAGTGGACCGTAGACGTGACCGCATGTAGTTCCATGCAAATGGGCTACCCCATTGCGTCAATTCGTCAAAGCCTATCCAGCTAAACGCTAGACCTTGGTAACGCAGAACGTCATCTTCCCTGTCTAGGTAGGACATCCACAATCTCGCACCAGATGGCGCAGTCCACTGCATCTTTCTTTCTGACCACTTAATTCCAGGCCATATCTTGGGATACATCTCTTGTGATTTAAAGATAAGTTCCCGTAACTCTTCTGTTGTGTGACGTAGCAATAGCCCTGAGAAACTAGGGTGACCCATATACCGTAAAGGGTCAGCTAACATCGCATATGATTTACCACCACCTGCACTGCCGCCATATAAGACTTCACGTTCACCTGCAGCAAGGAACTCTGTCTGTGGTCCTGCGTTAGGTTTAAAGATTACGTTGTGTTGTTCCTCAATAGGAATCTCATCAACTATCTTTGCAGGTTCAGGCTTTGGCTTCGCTGTAGTCCGTTTCCTCGTAGTCCTCGTCGGCTTTGGCTCCGAGTCTTGTGCGTTCAATTTCTTCCGCTTTGGCGATTGCCTTTTTCGCATAGTCTGCCCATCGGCGTAAGCTTGCAGCTTTGTTTTTTCGTTGTCGCTCATTTTCCAACCGTTTCCGTAATCCTACGTGAGATATATCTCTACCTGTATTTCGTGTTAGCCAATTAGCTACTTCACGATAAGAGTACTGTTTAAGATACTTTTGTGCCTGTTCAAGCATATCAAGTTCATGCTCAATAGGTAATAGTACGTCAGGATCGTCAGGGTCTACTTCATACCCAAATGGTATTGTCCTAGATATACGGGGAATAGGAACCCATTCGTTGTCT